TCGGCTTCGGCCGCTTTGTTTCTAAGTTCGTCATTCGCTTGAAAATTCTTTTCAGCTATTTTTAATTGCGATTGTGCAATTCTGAAACTTTCTTTTGCTATTGCCAAAGACTCTTCAAAGTTCTTTTTTTCAATGTTTGACGCTTCATTTAAAAATCCCAAACGTTCCTGCTCAGTTTTTGTTCTGTCTTTAGACTGAATGATTAAATTTTTAATCTTAGCCTCACTTTTTGCAGACTCAATGCCAAATGCTCGTTCTCTATCTTCGAGTTCTTGTATTGCTTCGGCCAATTGATACGACTCACTTGCTGCGCTCGAAACGCCATCAATAAAGCCAGAGAAATCCAATGTCAATAATTTAGTGATATTACCCAGAGCGCCAGTGACTGCGCCTTGTATGCCCGCTAATGACCTCTCAAAGAAATCAAATATTGGTTCGAACTTTTGTAAAACTGAGAATAAAGTTGTAAACGCTAATAAAATGACTCCGACTGGATTGGTTAAAATCATTTTAAACAAAGAGCCGAGACCAGTTCCAAAAACTTTAATACCATCTGCTGCGCTTGCAAATGCCTCTTTGTAGTTACCCACATTTCGAACATTGTTTCCGACCGCAGATTCCTGCGCTTTTAGTGTATCGGTTAAATTTTTAAGCCTATCGGTTTGCTCTTTGGTTGGTTTCTGGAGTCTAATATATTCCGCATTCAATTCCTTTAATAACTCTCTATTTTGTTTAATTGAGTTATTATTAAAATTGGTCGTGTCTGTGTTTGCTTTCTCGGCATTCGATAAATCGCCAATAGACTTCTCGTTCAATTTGTATTGACCCTCTAATGCTTTTAACTGGGCGTTATTATCCCTAAAAGCCTTTTGATTCTCTTTAGTTGAAACGTCTAACTTCGATTGCTCCTCTCGCAAGTCAGAAATTCTTTTTTTAATCTCTTCTTGGTTTTTCTGGAGTTCGCCGAATTGAATATCGACATTATATACTATTGACTTCTCGTCTGCCATTTCCTTTGTTTAAATGGCGGCCAGTTACCCGACCGCCGTTAAATTATTCCACTTTACCAAATTCGACATTTGGTTGCTCATCTAAAAACTCAATCGCTTTTACGATGTTTGAAACTTCCACTAAATTAAAACATCCTTTTGCAATTGCAATATTCAGCGCCTCTTTTAAAATTTGTTTTGCTAATTTATTGTCCATTACTTAATTTTTAAAGGTGTTAAATCTTCGTTTGTCCAATAATCTTTGGCTAACATAATTTCTAAATGCTCCAAATTTCTTTGGATTGTTTTTTCCTCATCTTCAGTTAAAGTTTCTTTTGCTTTTAATTCATTAATAAGGTTTACGCTATCTAATGCCGAAACATAATTGATTGCGATTTGTTCGGTTGTTATTTCTATTTTTTCCATTATGATTTCATTAAAATTTTGTAATCAGTTCCATTAATTTTTACTGCCCAACTTCTGTCAGAAACTAAAACTTCGGTTGCTACTGCTCCTGCGTTTGTTGCTGCACTACCTACAACAAATTGATTATTTGCAGTTGCAGTTGCTCCACTACCTAAAATAGTTGAACCGCTAAAATTTCCTGTTTGGCAAAAATAACCTAATCCCGTATTACTATTTCCTGTTGTGTTACTTATTAAACAAGCATACCCAATTGCAGTATTTCCAAGTCCTGTAGTATTGGCTTCTAACGCAGACCTACCAACTGCAAGGTTTTCAATTCCCGTTGTATTGGAAGCCATACAATTAAATCCAAAAGCACTATTATTATCTCCCGTATTCAACTTTAATGCACGATAACCTATTGCAGTAATATTTGCACCACTTACATTACTATAAGCAGCTTCGTAACCAACTGCGGTGTTATTAGATGTAGTGTTGTTATATAAAGCAGTAGTACCTATTGCAGTATTATTTGAACCAGTTGAGTTTGAATTTAAAGCAGAAACTCCCAAACCAACATTATAACCACCAGTAGTGTTAGCATAATTTGATGCTAAACCAATTGCGGTATTATTAATTCCAGTTGTATTTAAAAACAATGAAGTTCTACCAACGGCAGTGTTTACCTCTCCAGTTGTATTATTAAATAATGATTGATAACCTAAAGCAGTATTATAAGAACCAGTTGAATTTTTTAATGCTTGATATCCAATTGCAGTTACTTCAATTCCACTTGTATTACTATAACCTGCCTCAAAACCAACTGCAGTGTTGTTTGATGCGGTGTTAGAAAATAAAGCTAATCTACCTATTGCGGTATTATTAGAACCAGTAGTGTTCAAAACTAATGAGGCTTGACCTAAAGCGGTATTATTAGAACCCGTTGTATTTGATAATAAAGAACCTTGACCTAAAGCAGTATTTTGTGCTCCAGTAGTATTACTAAAAGCAGATTCAAAACCAACTGCGGTATTATTTGAAATACTTCCTGCACCTTTACCAACTGTTACTCCGTTGATTGTAGCATCTTTTAAAATACTTACTTTACCATCCGACCTATCAATTGACAATGGACTATCAATAAAAGTTCCTGCATCGTCATATCTTCTAATCGCCAAATCTGCTCCCGCATTTGCGCCACTTTCAGTTCCATCCACACGAAATGCCCATCTCGGCAAATTCCCACTTCTGAATGAAAAGATTTTTGCAATCGAAGCATTTGCAGACATGATAAAACGATTAACCGCAGTTGTCGTTTCAGTTCCCTGATTTGTGCCGTCATCAAAAAACTTACTATTGCCAATGGTTGACGATGCCGTAAACTTTGGCAGTGTATTGATTGTGCCACTTCCCTCAACGCCACTTGAATTGCCTAAATTTGCAATGTCCTGCGTTGTAATTCTTTTAGTTGTGCCAGTCTGAACGATAGGCACTAACTCAGTTCCATTTAGAGCGCTGCCTGCAGGCAGTCCGCTTATTTTTTTCTTTGCCATTTTTTTTTAAATTATTATGTCGTTATTATTTTCAGTTATTATGTCTTCTAAAATTTCTGTGTTCAAATATGTGTAATCTGTTACTGGTTCTATTGCTCCAAATGTTTGTGGTGTCCTATCTAAGACCCCAACGTTAATTAATTCAACTTTTGTCAGACCTAAAGAATTTGGATTGTAGTCAATTATTCTGTTGAGTCTAAAAATCGCACTAAAATACGAAATATACCAGAGTTCTGCAAAATCTAATTCTGTAATGTCTTTACTACTAAGTTTAAAATATGCAGTAACTTGCGCAGAGACCGAAAGCGAATCAATTGCTTGCTTGTAATATCTGTCAATTAAATTGCCTTGCATCATCGTTACAATGTCTGGTGTTGAAAAACTTAGATTCATGCTATATGAATCAATCCCAGTCTCGTTAAATAATTGTTTTTGGAAATAGCACAATGGTAAGTTGCCCACATAGCCAATGTTCTCAACGTAAATTTGATTGAATACCCCATCCGACAGAGTTTCAATTGTAACCAACCCGCCATTTATTAAAATTCTCGGCTCTTTTTGCGTGTTTTTTATCGTTGGCTCGGCCGCATCTAACATCGATGTGATTTTAATATAGTTTGGCGAGTCTCCTTTAAACGATTTCTCAATAATAGTTGGCGAGAATCCAACCTCTCCAATCAATGATGCGTCTCCTTGCTTAGTTAAATAGTATTGCCCATCGCCAAACTTGTAAGGTTGTTGCAATGTTTGCTTTAAGTCATAACGAATGCTCCAAAAGTCCTTATCGTCATGCTTATATCTAAAATCGTATTTGCGACTAAAGTTTGTTGGTTGGTAATTAATAATCGGAGCAGGCGTCAAACTTAATTTCTCGCTAAAATCCTTTTGTTTATTGTTTTGATAATATTGGTCGTAGGTATAAATTTCCACAACGCCAGTATTGTCATTCACAAACACAATCCAATTAAACATCTTATAGCACCATTGAAACAAATCAATTTGTTTTATTGGCGGCAAGTTTGGTGCAACCTCAGCCGTCTCGCCATAAATAATATTCAAAATGTCGTCTGCGTTTCTTTGTTTTGGACGCACAATAAACCTACATTCATAAAGTTCCAATGCTCCAGTTGCAAACGGCCTAACAATGTTTAGTCTAAATTTCTCAGTGTCCGCAATAAAGCCAGTTGCAAACAAACTAAAATCAATTCCATATTGTGGATTCAATCTGTTTGGAAATGTTTTTGAATCAATTGAGCGCCAATCGCCCAAAGCATTGTCATATTGCTCTAAACTGGCAACAAAATTCCATCCCACTGGATATGTGTCGCTCGGCGTTTTATATTTTACGCTTATTAAAACTTCAAATCTTTGATTTCCATTTGCAGTGTACTCATCCACGCTCCATTGACTTAGATTATCGCTTATTGTAATCGGAAATGGAATAATATTGTCTCCAGTTGCTAAGGGAATAGTGTATGCAGTGTTTGCCCTTGTGCCATAAAAACCAAAGTTTGTTGTTAAAAAGTCATCTGAATGGATAAACTGCGCATTGCTGAATGGTATTAATAATTTGCTTGTATTATAGTCATCAAAAAACGTGGTGCTTAATGTATAGCCATTGTCATTGCAAATCTGTTTAATTGCACGCTTTAAATATAGCGCAGGATATAAGTCATTTAATTTTATTGGCGGACTTTCGCCCCCACTCAATGGGTCTAATGTTTGAAATTGACCATAATCAATAACTGGATAAAAGTAATCCGCAGGAACGCCCGCAGGATAAGTGCCATTCCATGTGTCAACAATTGTCTCATCGTAAACATGGTCTAAGTCATCCAAATTTAATTCGGTTAACATCTTTTCGCCAAATACATCTTTAAGTTTGCTCAACTCAGCAAAAGCATAAAACGAAATTGTGTCGCTCGTTACTTCTGTAAGCCTGCAAAGGCCGTTAAATAATACTTGGCTATTTTTTTGGATGCGGATTTTTCTTTGTGCGTACTTATCAAAAGCATTTTTAGCATTGATACTAAAAGCAAATCCAAATATTTTATCGTTTTGCTTTGTTCTGGGAATAACAATTGTTTTAGTCTTAGAACCAGAGCGTCTATTTAAGTCCTTAATATCAATCAATTCATAAGTCGTTGGAATTAAAATGGCTTTGTCGCCCAACTCCAATTGGTATAAATCGTCAATTATAATTTCTGTATATTCCATCTATCGTGTTTGAATGTTAATTGGAAACGCATATTCAAATTGGAACTTTACGATAAAATCTTTTGAGAATGTATCGTAAACAACAGACGAATTTCTGACATTAACTGGGACATAAGTCAAATCATTAACAACGTAAACATCTATGGAATCAATCAATTCTCTTTTTAGCCATTGTGCGGTTTCTTTGGTGTCAACTCTGGTTGCTAAACTTAGCGACTCAACAGATGAGTGCGAGCGATAGCCATTGATTCTGTTTGGCGACTCATAATTTGTTGCCATGCTAAATTCAATCGGAGTCTCACGTCTCACATTGATTGCAGTTTCTTGACCCGCAGTGAACATAAAGCTATCGTAGCCACCTAACTTGTTAAGCCAGTTGACTTGTTTTTCATTACAATAAACGTTCTGGTCTCTAATGTAATAACGTTCCTCAGTGATTGACACTCCGCCCACTGCTCTAATTATTCGCACTCTCATTTTAACGGCCAATGGATTGACTCCAGTCCAATTAACTGGTATAGCGTTGTGATATAATGTTAAATTTGAATAGTATAGATTGTTTGTTGTTTGTGATAATAAAGTTCCACTTGCATTATAATAAGAATACTCAGCAGATGCAACAAAATTGGTGTCATTGCAAAGAAAATAAAGCGCAGACAATTCATTCTCTGTTAATACCTTAGTCAATGGCGCTTCTGTTAAAAACTTCTTGCCAGTTACGCCAGAATCATTTAACAGATAGTCTGTCATGTCATTTGTTACATTATATTGCAACGCTGCATTGGATGTATAATAGTTCGTTGGCATATCTTATAAGTCGGTTGGTGCGGTCTCTTCATACTCGGCCTCGTTTCCAACTGGATTGTCGAATCCCTCAGCATAAGAAATGTAATATCTAATATATGATTTTAAATTGTTCTGAATAATTGGCGGACTGATTAAAGGAAACAAGTCCCCAGAAATAACATCTGTAACCACATTGCATTCAGAATTGTAATCCTTTAAGATGTCTGCAATGTCAACAATGAAATAGCAGTAACCCAAAACAAATGTTGGTTTTAAAGTAATTTTTGCAAGTTCCTCGAAACCATTATCGCAATAGTTAAATCCAAATACTCGAATCACTGCATTATAGTTTCTTAAATATTTATAAAACCAAATATTGCCAGTTCCAACGCCAACAAAAGGAGCATTAATTGTAAAGCTATCGCCATCGACATCTGTTACAAGCCAAACGCCATTATAAGCGTCAATGGTTGCATTCTGTGAAACTTTAATAAAATCGCCAACTAAAAGACCATGCGGCGAACTTAAATCCAATTGCAAATATCCATTGTTATTTACTTGACCCAAATCCGCTTCTGTTTCCGCTCCGATTGTATAGTCAGACGTAACATCCGAATTGAACTCGAATCGAATTGGATTGTAAACGGCCGTATTTATTGACGGCTCAACTTCAATTGTTAAACTCATTGTTAAAATAATTTTGTATGTCCTCAAATACCGCTTTATTTATTGCGTCTTCAAAATTTGGAATTGTTTTGTCAACGTAAAAATTCCCCTTATATCCCTCCTTGTGGATTTTCCTTGTAACTAAAAACGCTTGCTCTGCCTTTGTTAATTTCTTGCCTTGTGTGCCATCCTTTTTTTTGGCGTACCAATCTGGCAACTTATTTACCCACTCATCAATTTTTGGTCTAACTAATGGCGGAGAGTTTCCATTTTTTGTAATTCCCCTGCCATCATTTTGCCAAAACCAATAATCGTTTGCCATAATAGACACTTGACTTCTTGTATTTTCTACTTTCAAAACAACTTCATGCGAGTCAGACAATGCCCCCGCTTTGTTCAATGCAGTTACAAGCGCCTCATTCAGCTTGTTAAATTCAGCCAGTGTGTTTGTTAAATCTATCATGCGAATAAGTCACAACACAAACTTGAATCAATTGGCAACGTTACCAATACCGCAACCGACCACCCATAGTGAACATTGTCCTGCTTTTTATTAATCATTGTTGCTTGGCCAAATGTCATTGCATCCCTCTCCAAATCTTCGTTCTCAATTTGCATTGACTGAATATATCCAACCATAATTTTATTTAATTGGTCGAAATGGCTATTCATTTTTGATTGCTTATCTGTAAGCGACCCCGATGTGATAAATTGTAGGTTAAACGAATAAGTCTGCGACACAATAATGTTATTAGTCGAGTTATTAGTTACGCTCAAAGGGAATAGCATCCAGACAAGCGGATATTTTATATTCGACTGGGCGTTCAACTCATTAAACGTTCCATTGCCGAACGTGTAAGTCTGCTCGGCTTTAGTCTTGAATATTTCGATTAATTTGTTCACGTCTTAATTTTTCTAAGTTCTGCAAATAGGTTCTTTCAATCTTTTTGTAAGTTAAAAAAGTGTATGCCTCAGCAACGCTTGTTTTGCTCACTGCCTCAATGTCTTTATAAACGCCGTCTGCCAATTGCACCAATGTGCCATAACCGCCAAACTGATTAAGACTTTGAACTCCTGCATCCAATTGAATGTCCTCTAATTCGCTTTCAAACAAAGGTAAGAATTTATTGTGAACATCTGCAAATTGCTCATTCACTTTGTTTTGGTAAAAAAGTGCAACAGATGCGGGCAAGTTTAGATATTCCAAATATCGTTTATTTGTTCTGGTGTCGTAGTTATATTCGCCAGTTTCTAACAAGCATAAAAACGGCAATGCTTTCCACTCGCAATCCTTAAATTCAGCAATGGTTGCTTTCCAGTCTTCGAATTGTCCAATTGGACAAGCCATAATTTCGTATAAATCTAATCGCTCGCCAACCATAAGTATTTCGCCATTGACTAACATCTGAGCCAATCCAGTTAACTCCAATTTGCCGTTTAAACTTATTTTGTCGTAAATGTCCTCACTGATTCCAGACATAAGCATGACCGCTTCGTTGTATTTTTCCTCATGCAATAAGTTTTGCAAGTCGATAAAATGCCTCAATGTGATTTCGTCCAACTGAGTTGGGAATTGATATTCTTTGTCGATGTTAACTAAAACCATGATATTTTTTTTGTGTGGGATTTTGTGCCATTAAATATGCCGTATCTGGCAGCATCGCAAAAGTCATCATTGAACTTGACTGGCTCGTCAATTGCTTTGCCGTTCTTATCTGTTTTCCATTTATAGGTTTTAAACTCTTTGACTCCATTTGGAGAGTCAACCAAAACAATTGGCTTTGCCTTTAGCGTGTTTATTCCATCTTTGACCGATTTATCTGCGCTAAAGACGTTAAAACCCGCTCTATAAAGTTCCTCGATTGTATCTGGCCTTGCAGCATCTGCAAATATTTCTTTTTGGCCAATGTTTAGTTTCTGCATTTTTTCTATTAAGTCAGCCGTTGTCAGTCCGCTTTCATAGATGACCTCTTCCAGATAGAATTTGTTTTCGTCCCATCCACATTTGACCAGTGTCGTGGGATGGTTGTATCCAAAGTCTAAGCCGTAAACATAGTCAACGTCTGGGAATACATTTCCAATCGTCCAATTGCGATAGATAAGACCCTCAATGCGTCCAGTAATTCCCCTTGCATAGACTTTCCATAATTCAATGTCGATGTCTTTAAGCGCCTCTATTTCGGCTCTATTCTCATTCGGGACAAAGGGATTGTTTCTGTGGTCGGAATAAATAAACTTTGCGGTCGGATTATTCAAATAGTCTTCATGCACCCAGAACTCAGCGTCTGGATTAAAGTCAATGAATGCTTTTTTCTTTGTTCTAAGCAATAGTTGCTTTGCAATCTGTCTGTCAATACCATTGGCCTCGTTTAAAAACAAATAGTCTCGCTTTCCAGACTTAGCATCCTGCGAATTGTCATAAGACTTGAACTCAATCATTGAGCCATTAACAAATTTGTATATTCTGTCGGATTTATTATAGTCGCTTATCTGAGCGTCAACAATTGGATTGTCTGAAATGATGTTTTGAAAGTCTCTAAGCGCTCCCGCTTTAAGATTTGGAATATCCTGACCAACGATTGTGATTAGTGAGTTTGGGTCTGTCAATGCAAAATAGGCAAGCGCCTGCAAAATAGAATAAGTTTTGCCCGACCATGTCCCGCCTTGATTGATAATGATTTTAGTTTCGGCCGTTATATTGGCTTCAAATAACTCAGTTGTTTCAAACATCGTTTTCTGTTGACCTTATCGGGAACTCGGTTTTAACAATCTTTATTTCCAATGTGTTGTCCATGCCCCCAGTAATTTGTTGCTCGACCTTTTCGACATATCCTCTGGCTTTGCCAATGGTTTTCAAATACAATTCAATTGCTCGCATCTTTACGTTGTCATTATCTGACTTCATAAGACTAAACAAACCATCTTCGGCCACATCAATGTTTTGCTCTCGGATGTCAATTAGTTCCTCTGGGAATTTCAATGCTCTCTCTCTGACCGCTTGCCTCGTGTAATCTATTTTAAATTGCTTTTCAATAGCTTTTGCAGTCCTCGAAAATAGTCCTGCGTTCTCTCTCAGTATTGCTAAAAACTCTTTGTCGCTTATTTTTATGTTCATGACAAGTATTGTGAAATTTCAATGATATAATTTACTTAAATTCAGCCGTTTACCTTAGTGATTTGATTTCGAACTTTATAAACTCGTTTCCTTTGGCAACTATTGTCTTCACTATCACTATTTTATAGACGTTTGCATCGTCAAAATTATACTTTTTTTGCAATATATCCAAAAATGGTTTCATGGGATTGTCTATGTCCGATGCTTTGTTGCTGAATCCAAACTCAAAGTCAATTTGATATGGCGGCTCTGGCAGTTGCATTGGCTTTAGTGTCAAAAGCATTTGCGTTTCATAGCTTTTGTACTCTGGAGACTTAAATCTTTTGCCTTGCCACGCTTTGTTGACACTTAAAGGTTTAATGTGTGCAATTCCGATAGCCATTCTTTTGTCAGTTTATTGTCGTGTGCTTTGTTGTGGCATTCCCTGCATAGTGCGATTAGGTTTTCGATTGCATCTTGTTGGTCTTTGGTCTTCTTGCCGAACTTAGACCTAAAGACAATGTGATGGATGTCCACTGCTTTTGCTTTGCATACTTCGCAGGCAATAAACGATTGTTCGTCTAAGCCGTAGTGATTGAAATAAACTTTAATATGCTTCTGCATTGTCACTATTATTTTAAAAATTGTGACACTTAACTGGTTATTAAAGTCACTAAATTGCATTATTTATCCTTTTTAAAGCTCATTATTCGTATAAATGCGTATCAATACGGCTCACTTTTGAGCTACAAAGTTATTTTATTCCACCATTGCGCCCATTTTTCTTGCTTTGCGCCTATTTTTCCACCATAAGGCTAAAATTAGAAATTATTTTCCAAAGTCAATCTAAAGGCTTACTATTTGCTTTTGTTTGTCATATTATAGCTTTCTAAATGTTTCGTTGTAGTATTGTTCTGCTGTTTCGTATGGCTTATCTCTAAAATGCCACGATTGATTATAGCAATTGATGATTTGTTGCTTCTCCATTTCTTTGGCTTGTAAAAGAATATC